GGGACGATTGCACTAAACAGCATATTTTCGACAAGGACGCTGTAAACTCAGACAATCCAGCGTTTCTGTGGGGCAGCGACCAGTTGGTTGAGGCTAGGGCAGAAAACGAGCGGTTGCGAGACTCTATTGACGCCAGCAAGGAAGACTTTGAGGCTAACGCAGGGACAATCTACTCCCAAAAGGCTGAGATCGAGCGGTTGCGTGGATACCTAGAATACCTGCGTATTCATGTGGACTCTGGCTATACCTATGAAAACATAGAGGCAGGCATGAAGTCATTGGACGATGAGCTAAAGGAAATTGTTGATTTTAGTGAAGGGGGGGTAACAAATGATGAGTGAAGTACAATACATAGATCATATGGGTAGTGACTTAACTGTAGTTAATAGTGCTAGAGTATCCTTTGATAAGAGGGTAGACACTATAACTGAGAAGGATCATAAGCTGATTAAGTACCTAGCTAACCACGGACACTGGACTCCCTTTGCACATGTACAGGTGACTGTACTGGTAGAGGCACCAGTGTTTGTAGCTAGGCAGTTAGTCAAACATCAAGTAGGCTTAGTGTGGAATGAGGTGAGTCGTAGGTATGTAGACACACCCCCCACCTTCTATACCCCCAGTGTGTGGCGTAAGGCTGCTGAGAACGTCAAGCAGGGGTCGTCTAGTGATGCTATACAACACAATGGAGTAGCTATGGACACATACAGGAGGGCTACACTGAGGATGGAGGCTGTGTATGAAGAGCTTCTCTCTATGGGTGTATGCTCTGAGCAGGCTAGGATGGTACTGCCACAATCTATGATGACCTCATGGTACTGGACAGGTAGCCTAGTAGCATTCGCTAGGGTATGTAATCAACGTATGGAATCCACAGCACAGAAAGAAACTACTGACATAGCCAAGCAAATCTATGATACAATAGATGCTATTGCAGAGCTTCGGTATAGCTGGAGATCTGTTACTAAGAACATAAAGGAGAATGTAGAATGAGTGAAGCTAATATTAATATCAGTATAGAGAATGAAGAGGTAGTAGTTAAGTTCCACATACCAGATGATGCAGACCCAGCAATCGTTACCCTTGCTAACATAGTACACAAGACTCTCACTGACGTACTGGAGATCTTCAATGAAAAGAAAGAAGGCACCGAAGGGGTATGATAGTTGGTTTGAGCACGACCTACACAAGAAACAACTCAAGGCATGTAAGTTCCACCCATGTAAGTTAAGCTACATACAAGAGAAGAAGTATGAGCCTGACTTTGTATACATGGATGGTAAGAAGACTATCTACATAGAGGCTAAGGGTAGGTTCCGTACCTCTGGAGAAGCAAGGAAGTATGTAGATGTTAAGCGTGGGTTAGGTAGTAAGGAGGAGTTAGTCTTCCTCTTTGCTGATCCAAAGAAGCCCATGCCCAATGCACAACGTAGGTCTGATGGCACTAAGAGATCACATGGAGAATGGGCAGAGAGCTATGGGTTTACGCACTACACTAGAGACAACACACCTGAAGAGTGGGGAATGAAATGACAATACACACACTACACCCAGACAAAGATCCTAATGTAATACTGGAGAGATGTAAGGGTATGTATACCGCACTGCTTGTAATAGGGTGGAGCAAAGAAAATGAGATGCTTATAGATGCTACTGAGAACCTACCAGCACAGGACGCACTGTGGTTAGTTGAGCAGTTCAAGATGATGCTACTTATGTCAGGAGTAGAGATGGATGATTGATACTCTAATGACACACAGTGTCAGTGCTAACACTAGGACTAACGCAGCTAGGTATTCACACAACTCCATCCAAGGACACCATCATAGTGTCTTTGAGATCAGCTACTATGCAGACATGCACCAGCTTAGGTGGGCTATGTCGGTAGGTTGCTTGCTTGATCCTCATTCTGTAGCTGCTAGGTATGCTATACGGAATGTGTTGAAGCGCCCTGTACTGGGGTGTGGTGTAATTCAAAATGATACTAAGAACATATTAGTTATCTCTGACCTACACCTACCGTACCAACACCAAGACGCCTTAGACTTCTTGTATGCTACTAAGAGGAAGTACAAGTGTGTTGACATCCTTAATGTAGGGGATGTAGTTGATCATCATCGTGGCTCATATCATGAGTCAGAACCTGATGCTCTTGATGCAGAGGCTGAGTACTTTGCTGCTAAGAGAGACTGTCAGGTACTACAAGAGATGTTTCCTAAGATGATCATCACTAGAGGCAACCATGATAACATCCCCACAAGGAAGCTCATGACTGCTGGACTACCTACCTCCATGCTGAAGGATTACAATGCCCTGTATGGGCTGAAGGATACATGGGATTGGGTAGAGACACACAAGTTTGATTCACTAGGGGGCATACCTATCCTAGTACCTATGCAACTAAACAAGAAAGGGCGATGGGATAAATGAGTAGATTGAATGACGCTAAACCAGCAGACTGGGACTCAGTACATGCTGCCATGTACCTACGGAATAGACCACATGGTACAGAGCTAACCTTTGGAGAACATAAGGAAGCTAGAGCAGTAGATACACAGGTGGGTGGTAGTCATTACCAACACTTCCCTATCCAACCTGTGGAATTCTCCATAGCTAATGGGCTAGGCTTCTGTGAAGGTAATGTAATTAAGTATGTGTGTAGATATAAGATGAAGGGTGGTAAGGAAGATCTTCTAAAAGCTAAACACTACATAGAACTATTAATGGAGAGCGAAGATGCCAAACGTAGTACTTAATATTGGTCATGATGACATCACTAGGATTGTATGTACTTCACTACATGAATCCATCAAGAACATTGCAAGTATGTATGACTATGGTGAGTACCCTGACTATGTGGAACAAGATCTAGCAGCACTAAACAAAGTATATCAATATTATTCTGGTAAGGAGATAGCAGTATGAAGCACTATGGCCCCAAGCTACGGATCAGTGAAGAGAAACACGCAGAGAAGTACAGACTAGAGGGTGAGTCCTTCTATGAAGCACAGACTAGGTTTGCTAACACTCTCAAGGATAGTCCTGAACACTTCATTGCTCTTAGGAACATTCTCCTAGAGCAAAGGTTCATGGGGGGTGGTCGTACTCAAGCAGCTATTGGTGCTCCTCGTACACTCACAGCATTCAACTGCTTTGTCAGTGGTACTGTAGAGGACTCAATGAAGTCCATCATGCAGACAGCTACTGAAGCAGCAGAGACTATGCGCTTAGGTGGTGGTATAGGGTACGACTTCAGTAAACTACGTCCTAAGGGGGATAACATTGTCTCATTAGGTAGTCGTAGCTCAGGCCCAGTGTCCTTCATGCAGATCTATGATGCTATCTGTAAGACTATTGCTAGTGCTGGACACCGTAGAGGTGCTCAGATGGGTGTACTACGAGTAGATCATCCAGACATTGAGGAGTTCTTACGAGCCAAGCAGAACAGTGATAAGCTGACTGCCTTCAACATCTCCATTGGTATCACTGATAAGTTCATGCAGGCTGTGAAGGAAGGTAAGACCTTTGACCTAGTGTTTGAGGGTAGGGTATACCGTACTGTCAATGCTAAGAACCTGTGGGAAGAGATCATGAGATCTACATGGGAGTGGGCTGAACCCGGTGTACTATTCATTGATAAGATTAATGAGATGAATAACCTACACTACTGTGAGGACATAGCAGCTACTAATCCCTGTGGAGAGCAACCCTTACCCCCATATGGGGCATGTCTCTTGGGTAGCTACAACCTTGTTAAGTATCTTGTTCCTAAGAACAAAGGGTATGCCTTTGACTTCGAGCAGTTCAAGCTAGACATACCAGTAGTTACTAGGGCTATGGATAACATCCATGATAACACTGTCTTCCCATTGGAAGAGCAGCGTATGGAGTCACAACAGAAGCGTAGGATGGGGTTAGGGTTGACTGGTGTAGCTAATGCAGGTGAGATCTGTGGCTATGAGTATGGTAGCCCTGCCTTTATCAAGTGGTTGAAGTCTGTACTCACTGTATTCAGGGATGGTACATACAATGCTAGTATTGATCTGGCTATCGAGAAGGGGTCTTTCCCCCTGTTTGATGCTACCCTATACTGTGACTCAGGATTTATTAAAACCCTCCCAGAAGAGCTTAGAGAGCGTATCAGGGCACATGGCATACGTAACAGCCATCTGTTAAGCATTGCCCCCACTGGTACTATCAGTCTTACTGCTGACAATGTATCATCAGGGATTGAACCAGTGTTTAGCTACGAGTATGACCGGACTATACAGACATTCAATGGCCCAGTAGTGGAGGTGGTTAGTGACTACGCTTATCGTGAGTATGGTATCAAAGGTAGGACTGCTACTCAGTGTACAGAGCTTGAACACCTTAGTGTTCTTGCATTGTCTAGTCAGTACGTTGACTCTGCTGTATCTAAGACTATCAACGTAGACCCTAAGCTACCTTGGGACAACTTCAAGGATGTATACATGAAGGCTTGGGAGATGGGTTGTCGTGGAGTAACAACCTTTAACCCCAGTGGTAAGAGGTTTGGTATCCTTGTTGAGAGGGTAGTACAGGATGAACCACAAGCATGTTACATAGATGTTGAGACAGGCATCCGCTCTTGTGAGTAGTGATGTGAATCACATTCAGCAGTCCATCATCAAGGCTTTACATCATGATGGTAAGTCTGTAACATGGATTGCTGAGTCATTGGATCTATCTAGGACAACAGTTCATTCTGTTCTTAATAACAAAGGGGGTAAGAGGCAGAGACAAAGAGCAGATAGGTATGAAGCATTCTTCAAGAGTAGTAGTAGTGGTTGCTACCTTAACGGAGAGGAACTACTGTCAGAGGATCAGGTTAGAACAGGTGATCCACTAGACTTGCTATTGATTGAAGAAGAACTTACTAGACGAATGGAGACTGAAGAATGGGATTACGTGTAGAGAATAGTATGCAGGTATTTAAGGGTAAGAACATCGTAGCTTACTCGTGGAATCATGGTAATGAATACACAATGACATTGGAGGATAGCAAGGGGGTACAGGAAAGAATCCGTGTACCCGCTTACATGAAGGAGATGTTTGAACAGTACTGGGCAATCACTATGGCTGATGAAGCCTTAGCTGCCTAGCTACTTACCCATCTTACTAGCAATGTTCAACACAAAGTAGAAGGAGAGTATCAGGTTGAATGGGGTGAATAGTATCTCTACTAGGAACCCCTTCAACTCTGCTACAAACAGTATAGCCCCCGTATAATCAAGACCATACCCCAGACAAGCCCCTATCAACCACACCGTACAGAAGACTGTGTATAGCACACTAAGCATTACTGCAATGAACCTCCTAGTAGGAGATTGATGTGCAGTAGCCTTCATATAGTCCAATAAGAAGGTAGCTTTGTCCTTACCACTCATCTCATCCAGATTACCTAGCTTTCTAATCCCATCAATAGCAGTATCTTGTAGCTTACTACTAGAGAACAACCCACCAAAGAATGAAACCAATCCACCTAGCATATTAGTATGTCCACATTACCTTGCATGGTAGGCTAGGGTCACAGTCAACATGAATGAACTGTGAACTAATACCTATCCTATTGAATCCCCTAGCCATTAGGCTATTTATAATCTTGTATCTGTTTGCTGTACTGGAACAAGCAATGTCAGCCGCATGTCCGGTTGTGTGTGCGCTATGAGTAGCCCCTCCAACTTCGGTGTTATGCTTAAGGCAACGATATCCAGAAGTAATCTTAAATGGTACATCAGCTTGATCCCTTGCAATGTCTATCATGTTTAAGAACGTATCATCCATGTCTGCTACTCCACAACAGGAGCAGGCAAACTCTTCTATCTTGAAATGCTTCATGGTAACTGTAACTCTTGCCCTATATAGATCTTATTAACATCAGCAATGTTATTCAACTTAGCGAGAGCTTCTACTGTAGTACCATTATCCTTAGCTAATCGGCTCAGTGTATCACCAGATTTAATCTTCAACTTGGCAGGTACAGGTTCCTGTGCAGGAGCAGTCTCTTGTACACTAGCCTGCATGACGGGAGCACTAGCTACTGGCCTATCCCTAATCCTACCCTTGTTCTGTTTCTGGTAGTCTGCTAGTGTAGGCAGATACTGTACATCTTCTGGGGTCAAACCTAGATCTTCTGGACTACCTACCTTAGCCCTAATGGATGCACCCTTACCCTCAGTAGCACCAAAGGCTTCTGCAAATAGGTGTGCTACACCATAGGTACTAACATCAGGACTCTGTACTGCATCTATAAGAGCCTGTATTCTCTCTCCAATGGGCAACTTCTCCAATCCTTTAGATGATGCAAAGTCATACTCATCTACTACCATCACATTATTCTGCTCATCACGGACAATAGACGCCTTACCTAGTGTCATCTTAAGACTCTCACTAGGATCTGATAGATCAGGCACACCACCCTTGTATCCAATACCCTTACCACCAGCAGGGTTGTAGTCTTTGTATGATAGACCAGACTTCTTAGCAGATACCTTGTCCCGTACTAACTCAGACAGTCTACTACTCTCCTTCTCATCAAACATCCCCTCATCCCACACACCAGAATCAAAGAACTGTCGTACATAAGACTGTCCTGCTGCACTGCCAGCAGTTAGTGCTGCCTTACCCACCTTCCTAGCAGCTTCTCCGGCCATATTAGATACAGGCTTAATCATGTCTGTGGACAATCCTGATAAGTACTCACCTAATCCTGCCATTACTTAACTACCTCCGTAGCTTCCCCATTAGCAACTATTATTTCCCTACCATCAGGTAGACTATATGTACCATCAGCTAGATCATGTCCTGTGTCAGCCAGACGCACAGGAATGTTCTTAGGAACATTACTAGTACTCACATTAGGAGGTGCTGTTGGAACACCTATAGTACCAGTCTGTGGATACTCCAACTGTTTCTGTCCAGCCTTCATTGTCTTCAATGCAGCCTTAAACTCAGTCATCCTCTGCTCTCTAGTACCGAACTCAGCCAATCTATTAGGTCTGATCTGCGTCTTTTCATAATCAGCTTGTGCCTGCCTAGCTATAGCAGCCTTAGCATCTGCATCAGCCTGTGTAATCATACTAATGAATCTCTCATTAGCAGGCTCAATATTATCAGTGCCTTGTAGGTGTGCTATTGCCTTGACATTAGTATTCAATTTATCTGCTACTTGAGTGAGTAGGGCAACCCGTTCAATACCTTCCTTAGTACCAGATACATCCTCAAACCGCAGACCAGTAGCTTTATTACCCAAGATCACCATAGTATCAGAGTCATAGTACTGTGCTAATGCAGGCAGTCCAGTGTTGTGTAGGAAATCAAACAACCTACTCTCTGTATTCTTCTTAGCCTCTGGTGATAGCTTATCAGCTACACCAAAGAACTCATCAGATGCCAGCATAGCTGTCAGAGCATTGGTAGTCTTAGTATCGGCACCATTGAACTGTTTTAACATACCCTCAGTAATCTTGAGAGCACCTTGCACATCATCAACAGACCAGTTAGCCTCCTTATTACCAACCTCCCT